AGTGCCAAGCTGGTGCTGGCCCAGCATTAGTTCGCTCATAAATGAGGTACACATTGATTGGGTGTTTGCCATGATATTCCTTAAAAAGAGGCCGTTTCACCGCCAGCAAAGCTGGGCACTTTCTTCAGCGTCACATGCACAGACCGGTGAACCAACTCACCATCCAGCCAGTACTCAGTCCACGTAGTGAATTCGTTGTCGTTGTCTACTTCACCGGAACGATGCTCTAACAGGGAGTCGTCCATCTCGCCTTTGGTCGTAGTAACAATCAATTTGAACTCCTGATAAGTGCAGTGGTGGAGGTGTTAGCGGGCATCGTAATTGTAAACGTAGCGGTCGAGGTTTTGTCCGCCCCGAAGTCAATCACTGCAATGGATTTATTGCCTTGGGTGTAGTTGTAAATCAGAGCGCACCGGGCCGTGATTGCAGCCGTCCAAGACGTGTTTGCAAAATTCACATAGGCTGTGTAGTCCGAGGAACTGATAGTCACCCCAGTCAGAGTATTGCCGCCTGCTGTGTAGCCAGACGCTACAACCTCGTTGGAGGTTGTATATACAGTCGTGTCCTCGTTCAAGTCTGCGTTGCCGGTGTAGAGCGCAATCTTGAGGGTGTTTGTGGACAGGTTGTGGACGGCCTCGTACAACTCCTTCTTAAAGCTGGTGGTCTGCGTCTGGACAATGCTCATGTCACCGCCTGCCTATACTGACCACTGCGGTAAGCATCCTGACGCTCCATGCCATCACCCAGACGTTTAGCCAATGCAAGGGCTTCCTTGTACTTGCCGTCATACAGCCCGACTAAGTCGGGCTCACCCTTCATAAAGGTGTACGCCTCTACCAACGACCCATACAGCAGCACGGTGTCAAAGTTGTCGCCTAGCCATGTGGTAGATGCTGTAACAATGGACTCAGGGTAATAATAGAAGTGAAGTTCTACAGAATAAGCTGCATCGGGCGTAGGCCCGAGAATGAACGAAAGCTCAGTACTGATTACAGAACTAGAGACTGTCGGGCCGAACAGAGCGTAGTACTTGGGTGTCCCAGTGTCAGTCGGTGTTGGATAGGCTTCACGAATGAAGTTCACATCCTTGTTCAGCAGGTAAGTAAATGGGCCCGCGCCCGTGTAAACAGCCATTGAGTACGAAGCAAGGTAGTCTGTCGGGGCCGATAGGTACTTGTTGCCGGAGGTGATGGTTCCCGTCATGTTCTTACGCAATGGGGGGAACTGCACCGAGTTGTAGATGCGCTGCTCTGCCTGCTGAATGAACCGGTTAATCTGAGTCGTAGACGAGACCGTAGACGAATCCGCAAGGGTAATCGTCGGAAAGTTGTTTTCCGTGTAGGTCTGTATCGCCGCCGAAAGCTCAGAATAGTTCATGCCATCGGGCCCCTTGCCATTGTGCCTTTGGTGGCTGCGCCAGCACCACGCATTTTGATGCCAGTTGTCTTGACAGACTCATTGCCAGCAGACTTGCTGATGTTGCCAATACTGACATCCATCGTGTCCAACTTGCTGCTGCTAGGCTCTTTGCCGGGGCTTGCAGAAATATTCATCTTCTTGCCGTCCATTGTGTGGGGCTCTGCGTAGACGCTGGCTGGGCCAACCTCTTTACCGTCTCGTTTCATACTGTAGGCCATGATTTACCCCGTTTTCTGGTTAGCTGCACGGGACAGGTTGCGACCAACGCGCATCCGGTCTTCAGATGTAGGGCCACCGGCCTTCATCTTCTTGGTGTGCATACGTGATTCGTGACCCTTGACCATTTTCTTGGCCTCGGTATCTGCAATGCGTTTAACTGTCTTTGTATCCATGATGGACTCCTATGAAACCGTTACTGTGCCAACACTTGTGGTTCCGACCAAGTAATTGGGTGTTAAACCTACGTCTGTACTGCCTGCTCCACCAACTGGATTCCAGCCCCATTGGATGTCCCGACTACCCCCACTATTGTAGCCATCAGTCATAGGGCCAGCGGTGACATACGTTGAGTCTCGGCGGGGATTTCTAAGAGCTTGTGGGTCATCTACCGGGTACATACCAAGCTGCAACTGAGGCTGGTCTGGATCCCAACAACTTTTGCAGACCAATAGGTTGTACGTCTTGGTCTTGATGATTTCCTTCTTCAACTCGACGAGCTTGAACTGCTGTCCGCATCTGTCGCAGATAGCAATTGCTTTCTTGCCGGAAGCAAATCTGTTTGCCATTAGATGTACGTCTGACGCGGCACAAACCGCAACGCTGCTGTTTCACGGTCTTCGGTGGAAGCCAATTCCCATGCCTCATCGTATTGAGCTTTGAGAATATCCAGCCGAGCAATAGCATTCGGGACTTTGAGAGCCAAGTAGTAGGCCAAGCCTGCCACCAAGCAGTTTAAGAAGCGGAACGGTACATCCATAGTGTTTACACCACCGCCCGCATCGTCAATACGGCGCATCCGCCAGTAAACAAGGGTGTAGGTCTGGGAGTCGTCTGGTGTGGGCCATACGGTGACGGAGGGAAGGTTTTGCGTGTAAACAGCATCTCCTGATGTATGTGCTGCTGCGGTGGTTCCGTTTTGCGCCCGAACACAATTGGATAAGGTGTTCCCGGTGGCGTACCCGTAGTAGATGGTCTCTGTGCCAATCAAGATGAATCCGGCAGAAGCTAAGTTGGCTGCCGAGGCAACCGTGATAGTTGTGGCAGTTGCGGTGATGGTGGCACTCAGGGTGGTGATTGCTGCGGTGGTGGAGCCGTCCAGCCGTTGGAACCACATCTGAATGGGACGGGCCTGTTGTAGCTTGTTGGGGATGGTGGCGTAGGTGGAGACGCTGATACGGGTGATAGTTAGGTCTGCCTGCGTTGAAACGCTGCCTTCTCCGGTGCGGATGACATGCTCTAACAGGTCAACGGTGTCTAGGGGCACAGGGTAGGTTGGCAGGCCGGGAACCAATGTAATGGAGCCCTGCTCAAACGTCCACATGTTTACACCACGATTAGCCCAGTCTGCAAACAAGAGATTCAATGACCGGCGGGCTGTACGTAGGTCGTATCCAGTACGCAACTCAGCACCCGTGCGCTCATATGCCTCCTCGACGATTTCCGTCAACTCAAGGTTGAATGTTGCGCTTCCTGAGGTTGCCATTATCTAAAACCTGCTGTTTTCTTTGCAATGCTCTTGGGTTGGGCTACGAACTGTTTACCTGCTGCTTTACCGGCGCGTTTGGCCTTGGTGGTTGCAGCGTACTCGGACGACGATAGTGACTTTATAGCAGCTTCAGGGAGGTATCGCTCACCTGTTTTTGACGACGGCTTCCCCGACTTGGTGCGCCATTTCTGGTCACCCCAATTTTTTAGGGATTGCTGCGGTGCTTTCAATCCTTGTACCCTCCACCGGCAGCCTTGTACTTCTTGGCTACAAGCTGGGCTTTTCTCGCGCTCCATTGCCCTGCACCTGTCCCGTGTGTAGCCGCAGCCTTCACTTGGGACACGATGCGTTTACGCAGACTTGGTTTGGTGTAGTTCCCCGCAGCGTTAACCTTACCGCCTTCAGCGTACTGCGTGAAGTCAGTATCATCCCGGCGGGGTTTCTTCTTACCGCTAGGCATCTTGGATGGGTCAATTGCACCCATGCCACGAGATGACATCATCGCATCTGTCCTCTGGTTTTGCCACGCTGGGCAATACCGTCACCACGGCTAGATGCGGTGGAAGGCTTGGAAGACATCTTGGAAGATGTCATGCCGCCAGAAGCCATCTTCTTGACTGCGCCGCCTTTGGCGTACTTCACAATATTTCCGCTGAAGTCGCGATAGGTCTTGTTTTGAAATTCTTTTTCTTTTGGCTTGAATATGTTAGCTATGCTAGAAGGAATGCCTTGCAATGTGTCCACTACAGCCTGCCGTCTACCCTTCATCAGGTCAGAGTCAAAGTTCTTCTCATCAATAGCCCGCTGTCTAGCGGCTGCTGCTGCGGACACAGGAGGGCTAGGTGCTACCGCTGATGGTTTGTACCTAGATGGCCCACCCTGACTAGGCAATGAACCGC